AAGTGACCTCCATTTCTTGGTCAGGGTCATTTTCAGATGGGTAAGTAATATAATAAGTCCAATTGTATGTGTACGCACTTTGTGGTCTATACATAAAATGGTCTTCCATAACTCTTGGTCTGAAAAAATCAAACTCGTAATTTTGAGGATAACCTTTCCATATACCTGAAAGTTTAGACTGAGTTGCTTCCACATAATATAGATTGTATTGAAACGGTAGATACTCGGTTGTACCAGTATAGGTGTTGTCATATAAATAATCTACTTTAAAGGTTGGTCTATATCTGAAACTAGTTTGTTTTTCATCATCATACAACTGAGCTAAATTTATGTTAGCGTTTCTAACATATTCAACCAACTCTTTTTGCGTTTGATTAAAATCCAAACTTACTTGAGAAGAAACTTTAGGTGCAGATTTAAATTCCAAATAAGAAGGTACTATTTTAAAATCACTCATCACCTATGTAAATTTCTTTAAACTTATCCAAAGCGGATTTTCCATTTATCAAACCAAAATAGAAATGGTTTGGAGCGCCAACCAAAAATTTGGGAGGCCAAACACCTGATGATACATTCAAATTTCCTGAATTATCAACGTTGAATATATAACCTCTTGCGTTTTTTTCATTTACAAAAGAATTCGAACCAATGAAATAACTTGGTTGTGATATATTGGTTCTATCTAAAGACTGATATTTGTATCCAAATATATCGTTGGGTTGTGTTTGCCAGTTATTCAACTGTCCTCCGAATATATTCGTAAGTCCTGCAGGTTGATTTAACCCCCACTTGTAAAAAGGAACAGTTTGTGACTTAATACCATAAGTGTAAAGAAACGCATTTGCCGATGGGTTCGGTCTAAAGTTTATGCGGCCTGGTGAGATGAAATCCTTACCTTGTAAATCTTCAGTAGTAGAAGAAAAAAAGATTCCCATAACCGAATTTACACCACTACCCAAAACTCTTACAGGGTCTGTAGAGGTATTACCAGTACTTTCGTAAGCATCAGGTGAAAATTTAATCACACCAAACTCAGAGTTTATTGAGAATGCTTGAACTAAATCTCCATCAGCCCTTCTTTCAGGTCTGGAAAATAATTGATTTACAACCGCGTTAGGGTCCCCAATTGTAACCAAATTTTTTAGAAATGAATTATTTGATATTCTTGATACCACAAATAAATTAACAATATCAGATGTGTCACCATAACTTGAAGGTGTGAGTTTATTAACCACATATCCTCTATCACTGGGGTCTAAACCAATCTGAGAAAAAATTACATTTTTAACACCCATATTAAGTAATGTCGTTGGGTATAATAAATTACGACTGTTGATTGCCCCTGAAGCACCTATGGGAGTAGGTAGCTTACCTATGAATTTATTTTGAACAGGATTCCAAGGACTACTTCTCATATAGAAGTTATTACTGTCATTATCAAAATAGACCATTTCTTTACAGAAAAGAAAATTTTCCAATTCATTTTTGGAGTTATAAATGGCTCTTGTTTGTATTGGAATTGTAAATAAGGTTCCGTTTATCCAATTATTTGTAAATGTTTGAGATAAAACGCCCCTACACAAACTATAGAAAAATCTGAATCTAACTCCCCACTCAGTAAATGCTATTATGTCTCTCTGTAAATAACCACCAGTAAGTTGTGGACCATCTTTCATAAACACATAACAACCCCTTTCAACATTGTCAGTTTCAATACAATCAGACTTTACACCAAACGTGACACCATCACCACTATAACATTGTAATGAAACCATATTAGCACAATCAAATGTCTCTAATACATTTGTGGAAGCAGGTAAATCTTCAATATCAGGTGGTGTACTTTCGAACCCACCTGAGTAAGATACTGTATCAAAGTCTTCTCCGTCAGTACTCAATTCATATATAGCAAAACCATTATTCTGTTGTAGTAAAGGTGTTACCGACTCCCAACTTGTCCCATCTAAAAAATCTGAAGTTGGTAGCCTGTCCGTTCTCATTACATTCAATAGTTTGGATGACATATTCAAAGGACTACCTGTGTACCTTGGAATTAATGAAAAACTTAAATACAAGCTTTCGGCGTTATTAGGATTATTATTATTTTTTGTGTAATAGTAATCAGCACCTGAAATATCCTCAGAGGCATCGTAGTTTGCAAATGAAGGGTTAACTGAATATGCGTTATTACCATTTATAGAAATTAGTGAACCCACACCACCTAAAGTTGGTCTACTAAACATAGAAGAAACATATCCAAAGTTAGAAGGAACACCATTTGACTCTGTGAATTTGAAAGACGTAAAATTTGTATTTTTATCCAAAGCGCTATAATAACCCACATTGAATGTTGTAAACGCCGAGTAACCATCACCAGCTCTAAAAAATTTTGATTGGTTAAAAATATCACTTTGCCCGTAACCCTGAACTGATATTGTAGAATTTGGTAACGCTTGAATTGGTATATTCGTTCTTGTTGAAGCAATAACTTCGATATCGTTTTCACTACCGAAACCGAATAACTTACCCAAACCATATTTGTTTTGATATTTTGGAGAATAAGGGTCAACCCCCCTTTGAAGAACTAAAACGTATTGACCCCCATAATTTTGAATTATGTCTCTATACCTAAATGTTTCACTGACTTGGTCTTTCCAACCCAAACCAGTTGCGTTATTTCTATTGAAAAAAACTTGTACTGATGAATTCAACAGACCTAAGAAACCATTATAATTTGGTGTTACTGAACAGGATGAAATAAGTGTGGCGGAACCTTGACCTGTAATGACAGGGGGAGTACAGGAACATATATCAATAATTTCAGGAATCCATTTTAAATCAAACGGGTCAAATGTTGAACTCAAACTTATTGTCTTTGGTCCCTCTTCACAATCATCATATGAAATCGATATTGTAATTTGATTGTTTAAATCAAAATCTGTTTCTACACTATATTTTTGACAAGTGTTACAACCAAGGTTTGACAGTAAATTAAATGCATCTGAAACGGTAATTGCAGTAACAACTTGAAAATACTCAATGTCGGATGGGTATTTGTAATTTGTTTCTGTTGAACCACTACTAAGAAAGTAAGTAACTGTTGAATTAGTTAACTGAGTATTCGCATATGTTACGGGAAATGAACCAGCTGTGGGAAACAAAGTTGTTCCTGAAATACCCGTAACGTAAGAACCATCTACTGTCTGAGCAGTATATAAATAATTTACATCTGACGTACTACCTGGATTAACAAAAGTTAAAAGTGTACCAGACTCAAAATTTTGTTGTGATAAAATTGTTAAGGAATTATCATAGTGTTCTATTGTCGAATTACTTGGGTTATCAAACGATACACTTATTCTATTTGTTTGGTCAAAATATTTTTTTCTCCCGTTGAAAATATTAATTCTATTTCCCAAAGGAATTTGAGTCGAGTTGGCAAATATTTTTCTTGGGATTCCTAACAAATTTGTAACATCAGGCAATCTTGATATTTCAGATTCTGTAGATTTGAACTCATATATCCTTTGTACTTGTTGAGCTCTAGTACCCATAGCCTGAGACATCACAAAAGATAAACTTGATTTGTTTGCATCTGAAAATGGGTCATTTGTTTTACCGTCTTCGTGGAACCAATAAAAATTTGGGTCTCCATTTCTATATCCAGCACTTGGTGGAGGTGGAGTAAATCTTGGTGCGTTGTAAATACCATCAAAGTAAACACCACTATTAGCAACTGGTGTTAATATCGAACTTGGAACTCCACCAGCACCTTCTTTTGTATCACCAGGTTTACAATCACAAGTTGAACACTCTGGGTATGTAATTTGAGCGAATCTTAATGGTCCAAATCTAAATTCTTTGATTTGTTTGATATTAACGGATGCCCTTATTGCAAGTACTAACATTGCGGCACCTGCAATAACAAAAGTAATAATAAGACCAATTGCAGGGAAGGATGTTGCCGCGGCTGCGAAGAATACCACAGACAAACCATACAGTAGATATAATAATACTGCAATTGCACTGTTTGGTCTTGAAGACACTAAATTATTCCAAACATAGGCTATCAGATAATAAACAACTAAAAATATCGGACCAATTAATTGAAATACCTGAAACAAGATTGAAAATAAAAAATATATCAAATCAAAATTCTTGAATCCCTCGTTTACAGGAAATTTGTTTACAGTTGACGCACAGTCATCATCATCAATTTCTTTTATACCGATGAATCTTGCTCGGTTATTACCTCTTTTATATTGGTCAATTAAAGAAGATACTGTGTAGATTTTATTATAATCGAATTCGTAAAAAGTATCCTCACAGTTAATTGCATTTTGTAATCTTTGATTTTGTATTTGAGTAGTTCTCCCTTGTGTATATCCACTCCAATCGAGGCCAAAATAGTAAGAACTTCTTAACTCTTGACCAACAATAGATGTCTCATCGTAATAATTTGGGTCATCTATTGAAGATGTCCAACCATATTCTTTAACATTCGGAACCAAATAATATGGTCGTCTAATTTTTTCAGTTGACACAGGTCCTTGGGACCATTTGATTTTGAATCTATATTTGGCTCTTGTTGGTACACCAATTTTTGGGTTGTTTGATAAAACTCTTGTACCATCTTCAGCGGTGACAACATAGTCCAAATTCATAGGAATCTGTGTAACCCAAGTCCCATCACCATCAATAACATTACCAGAATTTGGTAATCTATACTGTTCTAAAATAGGTCTACCTTCATCATCTTGGAATATTGTTTGTCTGATTGCCAATATCTGTCCAGGTCCTGAAGTGAGATTACATAAATTACCTAAATTATCCTTTGGTTTACAAGCAGCCTGAATCATACTAGGAGGACCATCTGCACCAAAAAAAGGTGCTGCAATTCTGAACTTATCTATTGTAGATATTATTGAACCAATAAAAACAGAAGTTGGTTCAATTTCAATATTAGCGTCTTCTCTTAAGTCAAAATCAACTCGGTTGACCGCTGCTAAACATTGATTTGGGTCACCCCAAAATGGAGAAATCTCGACTGTTTTATCTAAAACAACAATTTGAGGTAGAGTTTCAAAGTCTACTGAAGAATTAAATCTTTCTCCACCGACTTGTTCTGGTGTTGCTCTTCCGATTCTAATTAAATCTTGAGGTGTTAACGAAAATTCACCAATGTCACTTAGGTCTAAGTTCATTACAATAACTTGGTCACCCAAAGGGACACCCATAATCATATAGTCACCACTCTCGTTTGTGGTTACTGTATATTTGTAATATTTCTTATATAACTCTGAAGCTGTTGGGTCTTTTAAAACATCTCCTCTTGAAGGAAAAGTTCCTGTGGCAGCGTGATTAGGGTAAGAGGGTTCATAAGGTAAAACGTTAAACTTATAACCATCAGTATTTTCATTGTTTGGTAACGAATAATTGTAAACATCACTTATTACATCGTTTGTCGTATCTTGCTCTGTAATTGGTACAAACACTGTGATTTTTGCATTAGCAATACCCAAACCACCGTTAGCGACAACTCTACCAACTAGTAAACCATACTGTGAACAATCACGTGAATAAATTTGACTCTGCCCAATTTGAAGCGACAGGATTTCTAAGAATTCAAAATCCTGTTCTAATTGTAAATTTATTTGTTTGTTTACGCCGACTTGTGTTGGTATCCTATACGACTTTCCCATTAAGGTTTTTATGATAAATAGTTATTTTGGAATTTCTTATGAAATGCCTTGCCTATTAAAAAAATAACCTAAACGAGTTTTAAATAAAGTTGTTAAGAAAAAGAAACATTTTGGAAATTTTTAACTCTAACTTTAATATCTTTTTGAGGATACCTTATTTGGTAAACCTGAACAGGTTCGGCAAATATTGTGTCGTCAACAGGTCTTATAATCTTGAGTTCTGGGTCTGAATATTGCATCGATGTTTGAGCGGATGAATATTGTCCTCCAACTTTGTTGTCCACAACAATATCAGTCACCGTGATTACACCATTTTGGTTTTGGATAATACTTTTAAGTTCTGACAAATAAACATTTTGACCTAATTGTCTAACTTGTGGATTGAAATAATCCGAAATTCTATTTGCAATATCTGATACAATTTGACCCGAATTCTGCGTTGCATCTAACACAACTGAAATCTCGATTCCTAAATCAATAACCTCAGCAGAAATCACTGAGATGTAATCATTCATCATACGATAATTGGACAAATATGTTGCAACATTTTGTCTCAAAGTATTTGATACAATATTTGTCAATTTTCCCGATGAATCGTATGATAATAAATTGATAAGGATTTTATTATTATTTTCGGTCACAGAAACTTTTGCAGGTGCCCCAAATTGAGCTGGCATAACTCTTAATAAAGATTCATAATCATTAACAGTTACGGCTCTTTTTTGTGCTGAAAAATTGAATGAAACATAGTTTCTAATTTCTTCAACGTTAGGAACATTAGCACCCCCAATTGCTGCGATAGGATTTGTACATCTTAAAGAGTTGATTACAGATGAATTTGTTGTCTGAGATGGTCCATTCACAAAAAAAGATACTGTACCAACTTGATTGATAACATTTGTTCCTAAGTTGGTTGCTAAACCACCCCCAATTCGGTATTGAACAAAAAGGGTTGTATTTGGGGTTAGGGTAGAACCTAAAGAAAAATTATTTTGTAATGATTGTATATTAATTGGAATTCCCAAATTTGTAAAAGCATTTAGTTGGTCTTGAGCAGATGTTGAACCTCCACCAAATGTAAGTTTGGAATAACCCTCAGGTGTAAACTCAGATATGAATCTTGTGTTTGTTTGAATGTATCTACCAACTTTCACACCAGGGTCATCGGATACTTTAGTTGGGTCTTCAATAAAAATTCTATCTTCAGCTAAAGCGTCAACTTCATACCATCTATTGGCTAAACCTAAAAATTCTGCCGTGGTTGGAATGTTTGTATAGTTTGTACCGTTCTTGAGTAAAACACTTGTAATACCAAGCACATTTTTATCAGGTAAAAACAACTCAAAAAATGGAATAACTTCACCTGGCCCAATTACCCTTTTGAAAACCTTAGTAAGTCCATTTACGACGGGTTCTCTTTTGGTAATTGTGTAGTTAATTAAATTACCGTTTGCATCAAAGTTTGGAATTTTTAATCTGTTTGGAAATCCCGAACTGTTGTATGGATTTGCAAAGTCTATATCTTGAGAAGTTTCAAAAACGATACCCGCTCCAAAAACTTGTGAACCTCTTGTAAGTGTTCCCAAATATCTTTCGTCCTCTTTGTCACCAAAAGCCGGTACTGTTATTGAAAAATCTACAACAGATACTGAAGGTCTCTGACCCGGAATTTTTAGTCCGTACGTCTTGGCAATATTGTAAATTGATGAACGTTGTTGAGCGTATTGTAGTACAGTTTCTTGAATACTTCTATCAATATGATAATGAAGGTTATCAGCAACCGCAGCGTTCAAATCCAAAAACACAGAGAATACCGAAGCATCATTGAAGTCCTGAATTAACTCAGGATAATAACTTTTAACGTAATTTTGTAGTTCTATCCTGATGCTCTCATAGTCTCTCGACGTGTAGGATATTGTTCTGTTTGCCATATAATCTTAAATATTGATGATGACGAAATCGCTTTGTGCGAACGCCGAATTATCTACACTATAATCTATTATAACTTTTGCGGTATACTCAGAAGTTCCTTTACCAGGTACTCTATATACTTGGTCCTTACCTGTGCCTACTAACTGTTTACCTTTCGCATATTCAACCTCAACACTTGGGTCGGCTGGTTCTATAGCGATTCTGTTAATCAATAAATTTGGCATAAATTTTTCAACAGAATCTCTTATGTCGGCTTCGATTGCATTTTCTGTAAGACCATCATAGGGTTCGAAAATAAATTCATACAATCTTGTTCCGAAGTCAGGTAAATAATATCTTGAGCCTCGTCTTGTAAGTATCAAATGCAATAAATCAGAACGAATTTGAGCAGCCGCAGTTTCAGTTAATAAAAGGTAGTCTCCCTTATTAGAATCCTCAAATGGAAAATTTAAACCATACGTAGTGCCGTCTGCCATACTCTATAAATATAGAAATATTATTTTTTAATTGTAGAGGACCCTTTAAGGTGTGTTGGAGTAAAAGGACAATGTTTACATCCATTACCACAACAATGACCCCTTAGTTTATGATATTCTTCAGTAAAGACTACTTTACCATTATAAAAATAAAAAAGGAGGGGTTGGACCCCTCCTTTGTTATTATTGGACTCATTCATTCTTATACTGTAGTAATTTCACAAGCTCCGCCAGCACAAGCCAACTCACCTGACAAATCAGTTTCATCTGAAACTTCTACAATTTTTGAAAGGTCAACATTTTTCAAAGTTGCCAACATTGATTCGTAGTCTTCTTTTGAACAATCTTCGAATGGTGCCTGTTTGTATGTGTGACCAGCGTAGGGTAAAACTGAAAGACCATTGTAATAATCTTTGTTTTCCCACATCCAATTACCAACAGCCGACCACTCGTGGTCTCTAACCGAAATAGTTGCAGACACGTTGT